CCCCGCCAGCTCGAGCGACGGCTGGCACCCGGAGGGTGCCAGCGCCGCCGGCGAGCGCAGTCCCGTTCACCGCTCCCGCCGAGGTGACCGATGCGGCGAGCGTTCGCGCCGCTGTGACCGCCCGGTGGGCGGCGTCGCGGATGCCCACGGCCAAGCCCTGGGGGATGTACTGGCCGAGGTCAGCGAAAACCTGCGACGGCGACTTGATTTTCAGGGCCCGGCGGATGGCAGTCGCCATCAGCTTCGCGATGTGAAGCATCTGCTTCTCGATGGCTTTTTCCTGGGCCTTGAGGCCCTTGACCATGCCCTGGGCAGCCTTGATGCCGGCCCCGTACATCGAGTCAGCGACCGACTTGCCCGCCGAGGTCGCCGCAGCCTTGGTCGTCGTCTGCATGGCGTTGATCTGGCGGATCTGGTCCTTCGACGCCCCCGCGAGCGCGGCCGCGGTCGCCCCACCCTGATCGACACCCGCAGAGGCAATCTGCTCGATCAGGTCGGCGCTGAGGCCCTTCTTCTTCAGTGCCGCGAGCTGGGCCGAGAACTGCACGGCGCGCGACATCTGGTCACGCATCTTGTTGACCACGTCCTGCGAGGTCAGCGCGAACCCTGCCTGTGGGGCCTCGGTGACGATGGAGAAGCCCTGCATCACGCCCTGAGCGACGGACTTCACCTCGTCGGACCACGACTTCTGCAGGTCCTTGAGATGCTTCTGGGCATCCTTGAGGCGTTTGGCCACCGCGTCCCGCCTGGCGGCCAGGGACCGCATAACGCGGTCCTCCCGCTGCACGTAGCGCTGCACGCCGTCGAGCGCGCGCAGCTTCTGGGCGACCCAGGCGTTGGTCCGGCGCCCCGCCTTGGTCTTGCTGCTAGCGCGCTGGTCCATCAGCCGGTTGCGGGTCTGGATCAGCAGGGACTCGATCCGACGCGTAGCTGCCTTGACCCGAGCCGTGCTGCCGGTGAGGCCGTCGACCAGGCCCTGGCCGACGTAGATGCCGAGCTGGCGGAAGACACGGGACGGCGAGGAGATGCCCAGGACCGACTTGAAGCTGGAAATCGCACTGTGTGCGATGCCCGATAGGACGCTGGACACGTTGATCGAGCGGATGCCGTTGAGCAGGCCCCGCAACAGGTCAGCGCCGGCACTGTAGAGCAGATGTCCCAGGCTGCCGAGGGAGCGCAGGAGCCGCCCCGGGAGGCCCCGTACCCAGTTGAGAGCATCGGTCGCGATGGCGATGTTGGCCTGCTTGAAGCGCCCCCAGGCCGTGGCGGCTTGGCGGTACAGCGATGCTCCGAGGCTGGCCAGGTAGCCGAGGATGCGGCCTGGCAGCGCGCCGACCCAGGCCAGCAGGGCCCGGCCGGTGTTGATCGTGCCGTGGTAGGCGCGGGAGAACCCTGCGGTGATCTTGCCCCAGTGCTTGACGATGTAGGCGACCGCAAGGCCGATCGGTCCCGTGAGCAGCCCGATCAGGAGGGGCCAGTGGGCCCGCGCGAACCCGACCACCCAGGAGATCGCGGTCGACACCCCGGACTTGATCTGATCCCAGTACTTGATCACCAGCATGACCGCGATACCGATCGGGCCGGTGATGATCGCGAGCAGGAGCTGCCAGTGGGATTTGACGAAGCCCACGACCCACGACACGGCGGCGCCGATGCCCCGGAAGCAGGCGTCAACGACCTTGCGGAAGCCGGCGAAGTGGAAGTACGCCCAGACGAGCCCGGCGACCAGGGCAGCGATCGCGATGACGATCAGCATGATCGGGTTGGCGTCCATCGCCACGTTGAGCGCCCACTGCGCCACCGCGGCCGCTTTCTCCGCGATCGTGGTGGCGATGAGGGCGACCTTCTGCGCTGTCCATGCCGCGGCCGCCCGCAGGCCGGCCATTGCCGAGGTGAACATGGACCGGGTGAAGTTCACGGCGGCCAGCGACGCCGTCTTCATCGCCAAGCCAACAGACCTGACGCCCGTGGCCAGACCTGTCCAGGCCGCCCGGCCTCCCCGGGCCGCGAGGCCGCCGATGCTCTTGCCGAAGTTCCCGATGCCTCGCAGAGCTGCCTTGGAGCCGCTGACGCTGCCGTCCCACATCCGGCGCAATGCCCCGCCGACAGTGCCAGCACGGCCGGACAGCGCGGACTGGGCAACCCGGGCATCCCGGAACCCGTGGATCATGGTGCCGGTTGCCCGGACAGTGGCAACGCCGAGCTTGCCTACGGCTACGACACCCTTGGCCGCGCCGAAGACAAGCTTGGCCGCGTACGCCGCAACGGACAGCGCCAGGACACCGCCGATCACGGCGGCGAGTGCTGTGGCGGCAGTCTTGTGCCGCCCGAACCAGCCCACGACCGCCATGACGACCGGGATCAGCTTCGTGCCGATCTCGATCGCCAGCACGGAGACGGTCTGCTTGGCCTTGGCGAGCTGGACGTTGAACAGCTTCTGTGTCTCGTGCCAGCCCTCGACGTCCTTCGTCGCGTGATGGTAGGACTCGGAAATCTTCTTGACGCGCTCGTTGTAGCCGTCGGTGTTTTCCCCCGTCAGCTGCAACGCCGTATTCAGGCCGATGGCGGCGCCGAGCATCTTCCGCATGGCTTCGGTGTAGGTCTGTGCGGCCGGCCCGCCGCGCTTCAATTCAGCGGAGAACCCTGTTGTCTTGTTGCGCAGCGTGGCGTACTGGGTGAGGAGGTTTGCCTGCTCGGGCGGCAATTCCTTGAGTTCCTTGCGCCAGTCACCCATGGAAATGGTGCCCTTGGCGTACGACGCCGCCAGGCCCTGGATGCCCTTGGGCATCGACTTGACCATGGTGTCGGCATCCGCCGCGGCTTGCTTGGTCTTGTTGAAGGTCGAGAGCAGCAGCGTTCCGGATGGCCCCATCTTTTGCAGGACCGTCCGGGACAGTAGGTCGAAGGTGCCGGTGAGGCCGCGGCCGCCGTGCTCGACGTCCTTCATCTTCATCGCGACGTCGGTGCTTGAGAGACCCAACCTCTGCATCTCGGTGACCGCGACGTTGTTCGGGGACGCCAGGGAGCGGATCGTGGACGCCAGCTCCTGGGTACCCTCTCGGGCGCTGGTGCCGTGCTGGGTCAGCGTCGATAGGGCGCCGGAGACCTCGGCGAAGCCGATCTTGTTCGCGGATGCGATAGGCAGAACCGTCGACAAGGAAGAGGCGAATTCTTCCATTGTCATCTTGCCTTCATCGCGTTCATTACCTGAACGCTGTCTTTGGCCTTGAGGTGATACGAAGCCATGACGCTGGTCATGGAATTGGTGACCGACTCCAGCGACGCGTTTTCCTCGCGCGCACCCTGCGCGGCGGCCCTGAGGACTTTCAGGCCGTCCGCGCCGCGAATACCGGCCTTTTCGACCTGGTACATGCCCTCGGTCAGGTTATGCCAGTCGGAACCGGTGTCCTTGGCAATATCGAGAATTCCTGAGCGAACCGTTTTCAGGCCGTCGAGGGTTTCTCCCGCAGCGGTGTGCAGGACCATCGTCTGCGCCTGGAAATCGCCCGCCATTTTCATGGAGGCGATGCCGACGCCGGCGCCGACGAGGGCGACGCTGCGGCCCATACGGGCCATACCCGTCGCGACCGTGGCGCCGGCCGCCCGCATGCCTGCAGCTGTGCCGTTGACCTGGGTGCGGGCCTCGCGCATGGTCGCGCGGAGCTGGGTGATGTCGCCCAGCATCCGTACGACAACGGGAGGCAGAAGGCTTCCGCCACCGCCGCCACCGCTCACCTGCCCCACCCCCTTCCGGGATCTGGGGCGTGCGCGGAGGCCGCGGCTGCCGGTCGGTCAGTGGGTGAGCGCGGCCCGCCAGGCCAGGTGATAGGTGCGGGCGATGGCGCCACCGGCCACGAGTTGCTCGTAGGCGGGCTGTACGTACGGGCGGGGTGGCAGTTCGGCGCCCCGGCCGGCGGTGCCGCCGAGCTCCTGGACGCGCCCGTACACCGCCGTCGGTCCGACTTCGGCCAGCCACCGCCCGTATCCGGCTGGTACCGGCCCGCGGACTTTGATCGACCTGCGGAGGGTGCCGGTGATCAGCGAGGGCGGTTCCCCGGGCTGTGACGGTGTGGGGGTGCCCTTCTGGTGGCTCGAGGTCGTGAGCATCTGCTTGATCGCGGTCTCGGCCAGGTGCGCGGCGTGCGCCGTCGCCACCCTCGTCGCCTTCTGCAGGTCGGCCTCGAGCGCTATCAGCGCCCCGTTGAGTTCGGAGAGCCCGGTGACGTGGACGGAACCGCCCATCGGCTCACCCCCCCTTGTCTCAGCGGGCGTCGCGTTCGGCGTCCCTGCGCGCTTGCTCCGCCGCGTCCTCCCGGACCTCGTCGAAGAGCGCGGCCAGCTCCGGCAGCACCCCGTCGAGCCAGGCGGGCAGCTCGTCGACCTGCGCCGGTGTCCAGCGGTACCGCTCGGCGTACCAGGCGTAGATGAGGCCCTCGTCCCAGGCCGTGGCCGGGAAGTCGCCGGGTGTCTTGCGTCCCTCCAGCCGGGCCTTTAGACGGCGGAGGGCGCGGTAGGGGACGCCGGGTCAGCTGCCTGCTCCGGCGTCGGCTCCGGAGTCCCGGGGAACAGCAACTTCTGTGCGGGCTCCATGGCCTTCAACAGCGCGTCGTCGTCCTCCAGGGGCAGGAGATCCAGCGAGGCCCGCGAGACCGACGGCACCGGCAGGTCGTAGCCCCAGGCGGTGACGAGGACGACAAGGAGACCGTCGGTCAGGTCGTAGACCATCCCCAGTTCCTTATCGAGGTCCTCGACCCCCTTCATGATCGTCTTCTTGTCGCCGCGCATGAGGGTCGCGGGGTCGCGCAGCTCGATCCAGTTCCCGGAGGGCATGGTGATGCGGCTGGACATGGGTGTCTCCTGGTGAGGGTGTGAGGGTTGAGGAGGCGACGGTCTAGTAGGTGCCGGGCGTGATGTTGCAGGTCACGGAGACCTTGCAGGGGCTGTAGGAGCCGCTGCCGCCGGCGTTGGTGGTGTTCAGGACGGCCTTGAAACTGTTGGAGTACTCCACTGCGGTCTTGCTGCCGTCGGGCTCGGCCTCGACGA